GTAGAGGGTGGTGAAATCGCTGGGGTCGTACCAGACGCCCTCCTCGCCAGCGGCGAATAGAGAAGCGGGGGAGAACCCCCCGCCGCCTAGGATTTGACGGATTGGCAAGGATAAGCCAAGTCCAAAGGACATTTTTACACCTAGTAGATAGCTAGAAGGTTAGTGGCTGAAGTGCCAGTACTCCAAACACGGATTACCTGAACCGGAATAACCGTGCCAGCAGTCAATCCATTGAATGTAACCGCATCGCCTTGAGCCGTAGTCACCTTCACATTTCCCGCACCGCCGACATATATAACGGAGGGATTGGCGAGGTTCGTACTGTCATTAGGTGTAACAGCCGTCGCCCCGCCGGGAAACATAGGAAAAGTAGGGCTAGGATTAGTCCTATTAGCCATGACTTACTCCTTATTAGCCAGCGGAAATGGCGAGACTTCCACCATTATTCCAGATAGCTCCAGCAACACCGGGGTCGCTAGTAGGAATAATAATTACATTTGCCGTGCCGAGAAGCGAGGCATTGCCAGATGCAGAAACGGTGGTAGCAGCGACTGCGCCCGAAAAGCCGTTCTGAGAGACAACTGGTCCTGAAAAAGTCGTAGTAGCCATATTATTCTCCTTATGCACAAGTAGCCACGGATCGGTGCATCGTCCGCTAGGCCGGTTGCCGTGGCTTAAAATGTCCTAGTACAAAAACCTTATACACTAAAAAAGAGGGGGTCGCAAGACCCCCTCCAGTGGTTTGACCGAATATTTTAATTATCAGGTCGAACCGGACGAGCCGAAGATGCCCAGAGGATCGGACCAGCCAAAGCTGTACCGCTCGCGAGCCTTGTAACGGACGTTGCCCGTGTCGAAGTCCCCGTCCATAGAATTGGACATTGAGGACCGGACGAAGTGCTTCAGGCCGTTCGGAACGTCGGTCATCAGGAAGAAAGCGTTAGGGTCAGTCAGCCAGTGATTGACCTTGTAGCCTTCTGGAATCGAACCCATCGCCCGCAGAGCGTTCAGGTCGTTGTCAGCGGTGCCGACACGGAGTTCCGTATCCAGCAGTCGCTTGGCGACGAACATCAACGCCGGGGGGATGACCAGCTTGCGAGGCTTGGCAGCAATCAGCAGGCCACGCTCATCCGTCCAAGCAGCGATCTGAATGACCGCAGCCTCAAGCGAAGTCTCGTTGAGGTCAGCCTGAACAGCAAAGGTGTTGCTGTTGACACCACCCGAAATCAGGGGGTGATCGGTGGCACAGAGCACCTTTCCGTCACCGCCAGTCGGGCCACCAGAGAACGCATTGTTAAGGACGGAAGCCGCCTTGACTTGCTTCGTGTACGCCATAGCACGGGCCAGAGCCTTCGTGTAACGACGCGAGAGCGAGTCATAGAGGTTGTCCTCAACCGCTTCTTCCGTGATGGAGAAGCCGAGAGCAATCGTCTCATGGTTGTAGCGAGCGGTCCAAGCTTCCTGCGCGTTGTCATACGCGATGGCAGCACCCTCACTCTTGACCGGAGCCGCCGAGAAGCCCGACAACTTGGTCTCTTCCTCAAAGGAACGCTCAGAGTTTTCTACCTCGTAGATCTCCTTGTGTTCCTCACCATACTGCTTATATTCCAGACCGAACAGAGCGTTCAAGCCGGGGAGCAGTTCCTTAAGTAGCTGTGCGCGTGAAATTGCCATTTTATTTTACTCCCCTATTAAATTCCAACAGCGTTGGTATAGCTGTGGAAACCCGGATTGAACTTGACGATGAACTCGACGAAGTTCCCCGAGCTGTTCTTAGTGTCAGGCACCACATCCACAACGCGGAACGGCAGGGCCGTAGAGACGTTATTAATGTAGATACCCATGCGGCTGTTACCCGTCGCAGCTACACCCGTGTTCAGCACAAGCTGTGCGTTGGTCGGAACAGAATCAGCGCGGCTCTTGAACGCAGGCAGAAGGCCCGAAGAAGCGCCGTCAGCCGTCGCGCCAGTCACCGAAACAGCCTTGAACAGCGCATTCGGGTCGTCACACACATAAGCAACGATATCCGAAGCAACCACGTTGCCGGGATAATACTGACTGAACAGCTTGTACTTCAGAACGGGGTCCGTGTACGAGCAGCCAAGGAACACACCGCAAACGCCAAGAGGAGCACCCGAAGCGGTGCTGGACTCGTTGGTCATCGTGGTAATAATCAAAGTGCCGTCATTCTTATAAGCAACAACGTCTCCGTTAAAGAGACCCGTGCCATAGTTTGACGCAATGGGGATTTCGCGGGTCGCTCCTGCGAACGGTAGACCGCCCACAAGGTTAACCGGCTTCAGCCCGTATGGGGCATCAACAGTCGGATAAGCCATTTTATTCTCCTAAATTTATTTGCCTCGTCCGAACGAAGAAGTTGACCGCTTTTCTGAAAACAACGGCATACGCTCATCGTTCTGACGCATAAAGTTGTTATCTACGGCTTCCATCTGAGACTGGGACTGAGTGGCATAGTGTGACCTTCTCTGCTCCATCAGTTCAGTGGGTGCCTTGCATAACAACAACCCGCCGTTCTCAATGTTTCCATTGGGACCGGCCTGCATACCAAGCTCAGGATGATCAGCCGCCTTGACGGGTTCCCATCCTTCACGAAACTTTGCAGACGAATTAGTGGGATCTGCTTGGCCCATTAAACTCGTCCGAATCCAGCGGAATGTCCACCCCGGTTGAGGGGACGGCTCTGGAAGAGTAGTCGGGGGTGCCCAAGACTGTTTACGCTGGGACTTTTCCCGATTTTCAAGTTCGCGAGACGTACGATTATCAGCCATTGTTGTTCTCCAGTTTGATTAGTTCACGTGCGTACTGCTCATTGCTCAAGCCAAGTTTCTTGGCAAGTGCCACTTGCGACGGTGTCAGACGAATCTGACGAGGCGCGGTTGTCCGCGTAGCTGGAGCTACTACAGTAGCTGGTTTTGTGCGCGGTGCAGGCTTTTCCTCAACCTGTTCTTCCCGCGTTTCGTCAGCCCCTTCCTCGAAATAATCGGAGAAGCGCCTACGCATAGTCTGGTCAATCTTCTCGTAATACTCATCAGTGCGAGGATCAACGCCAGACCGGACCAATTTATCATGCAGGCCAAGCGCCAGAGCGGTCATTTCTGGATCAGTCCCAAACCAACTGTTCTTTTCCTGCCAAGCTTTTGCCTTGGTGTCGGGAACAACTGGGGCGGGTGCCCTAACCTGTTGCTGCTGTTGTACATTATCTTCTTCGTTTTGTAAAGTGGGCTTGAACCTTCCCACCTCACGAATTTTAATCTTGGCGTCCGTCAGGGCTTCCTGCGCCTCTGCGATCTTCTCAGAATCGCCAGTTTCATAAGCCTGCTTGAGCTTTTCCTTAGCAACATTAACTTCATTATCAGCGGAGCGATTAAGCTCCTGAATAAAAAGCTTTTCGCCGTGCCCAAGTCGTTGTTTTAGAAGGCGATTTTCCTCCATTTGGACCTGTGCAAAGCGCAGAGCTTCTTCACGCTCACGGGCAGTCCGTTCTTTCTCCCGACGCTCGTCATGCCAGACCTTTTTAAGCTGACCAAGGCGCTTTTTAACCTTGTCTGAATATTCCTCAAGATCATCCTTCTCAAGTTCCTCAACGACCTCCTTCGGCATGGGCTTTCGCCCCCGGTCCTCCGGTGGGGTATCGTCCACAATTTCGACGGTAAAATCGTCTAAAATCTTCTCGGCATCAGCCTTAACTTCTTGATTTTCTTCAGAAATATCAACATTGTCACTCATATAAGCTCCTTATGCGCGGGCTAGGCCACGGGGATCATCGACAACCGCTTCAACGGTGTCATCATTAATAATGCGGAACTCCCGACCATGAATCTTGAGTCGGGTACCGGAATAAGCTCGGACAAGGATAAAATCACCTTCCTTGCACCAAGGCCCGGTAGGGAACCGTTCTGCGTCCTTATAAGCAAGCTCACCAAGCTTGACCACGAACAAAACAACAGTGGAATGCTCCTCTGTCTTGATCATGGAATCAGGCTTAACGAGACCGCCACCGAACGTCTCTTCGATCTGTGGAACCATGCAAAGAATCCGATAACCCCTAGGGGTAGGAAGCTGCTTGGCCTTCTCCTCCGCAGTCTCCTTCGTTTCTTCGACGTTAATATCAGTCATCTCTATCCTCCATACGTTTTGCAAGGTCAATAATTAACTCTCTAACGGCTTCAAGACCTTGGATGAAACCGCATAACTTGTGATATTCGTTAAAATCCTTGAGATTACCCTTGGAGATATACTCCATCAGTTCATCTTTTCTACTTTCTATATTGGATTGGATATATTCCAACTCATTTGCGTAGCGCATTACTCACCTTTCTTCGGCCTAGGAATCTGCGGTGAAGGCGTTGGTTGACTTGCCTTCAACAGTTGTGCAGCGGCGTTATCCGCTCGCTGTGCGTCCATCTGGTCTTTCGCCTTAGCAGCGTCAAGGATTATCTTGGTCATGGTCTGCTTATCGCGAGCATCCATTTCATCCTTGGCTTTTGCCGCCTCAATAATGACCTTGGTCTTATCAAGTTCCTGACGAGTGGCGGCTTCCTGCTGACGAAGTTGTAGTTCCTGCGCCCTAGCTGCGGCATCCGCCATGTCCTTCTGCGCCTTGCGCTGAATCTCAGCCTGTCTAAGCTGCAATTCCTGCATCTGCATCTGGACGAGAGGATCTTGCATTTGCTGTTGCGCCTGTTGTTGCTGGGCTTCTGCGACATCCTTTTGCAACAGTTTTGCGGAAGCCATAGCAGCAAGCTGAGAGACTTGTGCTTCGATTTCCGGGTCCATCGGCTTGTCTTCTTCCATTTCTGGGAGGGGAATACCAAGCTGCTTTTCAATCTCCTTCCTATACTGGAAGGCGGTATGCTCCATGATGTGGGCGTGGAAGGCTCCCATAATCGCTTGAGCCTGCGGATTCTGCCCGATCATTCCCATCATTTTCGGGTTCTGTAGCGCGGAGATGTGCACCTGTAGGTGCGCCTCATGATCCTGACTCAGGAATGCCTTGACCGGCCTGCTATTCAGCATATTCATGTTTTCAGTAACTGGATCCACGGGCTTCATATCAGTCTCAACCGGCACGATCTTGTCAGCGTTCTTGACGCCAAGCGTCTCAATCATCTGCCTATGCAGGAACGCCAAGTCATAGATTTGTGGTGCGGTCTGGGCCAACTGCATGACCGCCTGATACTGCACAACCCTCTGGCTCATCGTGCTGGCGTTGGGGTCAGACACAGGAATGACATCCACCATGTCGTAATCAGCTTTTCTAGCAGTCTTCTCGCCAGTCTCAGGCTCGTAGGTATACGCTTCAGGAGCGTTATCACGAATAATCCCCGCCAGCAGCTTGAACTCCTGCTTCATGGCGTAGTGGATGCGAGCCTGCACGGCAGACATCACCTTCAGAACCCGCTCAAGGATCGCCAGAGTGGTTCCCACGGGAGCCTGTGCTGACATGTCGCTGACCTTGAGATCAGCCACCGCAGCGAACCTACGCCCGTCCTCGACCACTCGGTCCATCAAAGCCGCCAGAACCTGACTCGGCTCCTTGTACGGCAGGGGTAGAATGTTGTCGCTAATTGCACCGGACGGAAGATCTACGTCACGGAATTCTCCCGGCGAGATAGGCGTATCGTCGCCCTTGATCCGCAGTCCCTTGGCCTTCAAGCCACCGGGGAGGTTAGACAGCGTACCCGCATCAATAAGCTGCCGAAGCAGGGAGGTTGCGCTCTTGGCATGCCCACCAATCAGGTGGATAAGACCGAAGTAATAGAACCCAAACCCCGGAATATAGCCATAATGTACAAAATGCTGGCGCTTACGCTTAAGCTCATCGCCATCCAGCCAGTTGCGCCGAATGGCTAGGATCTCACCCGTACCCTTGTCAATCGTAATTACATATGGCAGGGCTATGCCAGTTTCGTTGTTCTTCTTATCAACGTCAGGGAAGTCCTCAAGGTCAAGGTTGGCGTGGATCTCCAGCAGGGTGTAGCGCGAGTCAGTGCTGTTGGCGAAGCCTTGGTCCTTGGCCCTCTGCTTCTCTGCCTCAGTCATGACCGACATCGGCTCACCAAGATCAACATCCCGGTAGAACCCAGCGTATTGTAGCCGCTTCAGTTCATTCTTAGTCTTACGCATCTGGTGCGTAACTCGTTCAGCCGCCTCAAGGCTCGGGGCACCGTAGGGCACCACAATGTCCTCTGCGGAGACGAACATGGCAACCTGACGGTCCAATGCAGGGTCGAAGTAAATCTTCTTGAAGGCGTTACCTGACAAGCACAGCGCGATAAGCATGCGCTCATGCTCCGGGCGGTACTCCTTCATCACCTCCATCAACTCATAGTTCATGTCCTCCTCGACACGAACCGCAGCCTCTTTCTTTTCGGGAGTTTCCTTACCAATGATCTTAGTCCTTACCGGACCCGCCGCAGGGAAGGTCTCCATAATGGTTTCAGACTGGAACTTGACCGCAGACTCCATAAGCAGAGGATGATTAACTCCGCAAGCACCCGGCCACGGCTCAGTTCTATCCTCATACTTGAGACCGAGAAGCTGCAATCCCTTGACATATGCGTCCAGCCAGTCCTTACGAGCGTTGAGATCATCGTCAAAATCACCCATAAGCTCGGACGAGAGCGACTGAAGCGCCGACTCATCCATAAACTCGGCAAGGTTTGCGTTAAAATCCTCTTTGCTGGGGCGCTCTTTTTCAATCTCAATCTCAATCCCATCTATGCCAATCGTTACTTCTTCCGGGTCAACGATGTCAATTTCAATCGGGGTTTCACCTT